CTTTCTTTTCTGGAAGTCCCTTATGCTTGGTTTTAGCAAAATCCTTTGCTTCTTTTCCGGTCATTGAAGCAGCTGCCTTTGCAACTTCAGGTGATGGTGCTGCCATATCACCTTTCTTTACAGCATAAACCATTCCCATAAATCGTTGTTGTGCTTTAGAGAGTGCCTTCTCATCAATATTTTCCTCACCAAGATGTGGAGCAGCCTTATATCTCTTGTCTCCCGCCTTATATTTTTGATATGCGAGAGTATTTCCTTTCTTATCAGCAGCACTTACAGTGTAACGAGTATCCTTAGGTTCTTTCTTTTCCCCACCATAAACTAGTGCTTCATCAACTTCAACCATTTCAACTAACTTACCACCCAGTTCTTCAACCGCTTCCTTCATTTCGGGGTTAATCTTAATCTTATTATTAACCTTCTTTTCTTTGATTTCCTTATTTGCTTCAATATCATCCATAACCTCAGAAAGGTCTTGTCTCCAATTTGAGAATCCTTCCTTTACATTCTTCTTTTTCTTACCTAATGCTTTACCGCCCTTAGGATTATTCTTCCCAGATACTCCTCTATTTTCTTCTGCTTCATCGTGGTCAAAGTCAGGATCCTCCATAGGATCATAGTGTGATGATTCCTTCATTCCTTTCTTCTTAGCAATCGCAGCACCACGAACCTTTCTGCGATTTAAAAGATACTTATCCGACTTATCACTATCACCATCATTATCAATATCAGAATCCTCTTTACCTACTGGATCAAGTGCTTCTTTAGTTACTAATCCAACCACATTTTTATTCTTTTTGGTCAGTTTATCCATATAAGAAATTTGTTGCTTTTGTTGGTCTGCATAACCTTTTCCTTTAGAATGAGAAAGTCTCTTATCACCTGATCTTCTTTCATCAGATGCTGCTTTTCTCATCTCTGGGTCAGCACCCTTTACTGCCTCACTCATCTTCTCACGCTTTGCTTTTGCCTTTGCAAGCAACCTTTCTCTTGCTGCTTCCTGCTCAGACTTAGGAATAGCAGTTACAGCACCAAGTTTTTCCGCTGGTTTACCAGGAACAGCAGACTCTGCAACCTGCTCCATATAAACAGCAGAGATATCGTTAAGGATGTTCATTGACATAAGTATAAGTGTGTTACTTCTTGACCTTATACTTATTTATGAATTCCTTGATTTGTTTATAACCACTATAAGGTTTTGCACCATACTGAAGATTTGTTTTATCTCCTTTCTCAAATCCAGGTGTCATATCAGCAGCATACTTAAAGTATCCACCAGTTCCAACCAAAGTATTTGGTTTTCTAGGAACTCTCATCTTTCTTTCAACTCTCACCTCTTGGTATGTTTCCTTGAAGTTCTTAGGAACATTTCTTGCTTGGGGAATGAACGCACCATAAGGACCAACTTTAGGATCTTTCTTATCCACAAATCCATCAATATTATTATCTACTCTATTCACTGCCTTCTTAACAAGAGTTTTAAGATTCTTAGAAGGAACTTCTGCTTCCATCACATCTTTAATCCAAGATTTAAACATCCAACCTTCTTCAGTTACACAAATGAGATGATTTGCACCTCTACGAATAATTTCACCAACCAATCCAGTATTTAAGTTTTCTACAACATCACCCATTCTAAAGATTTTCTTGGTGACATAATGTTCACGAAGATTCCACATATCAAACTTAGGAGCAATCTGCCACAACTCAGAAACTTTCTTGGATTTCTTAGCACCCATTCCTTGACGGACTGCATCAAATAATGAACGAGCATCACCATCATCAAGTGTCTTAGGAGTTCCTTTGCGGAATGATTCAAAGTCATCATCCACAACTGCCTTTCTCATCTTGGATGCAGACATTCCCTCAACACCTTCAGCATCTGCATCACGGACACCAGCAGAAACTACACGAATCAAATCAAAATCATAAAGGTCTCCATTATATTTCTGAGCAAGGTTCTCAAACTCTGCTTGTCTATCAGAACCTACAACAATATTTACATTTGCATATCCTACTTCTGCTGCTGCAATCAAAACATTAAAGATTGACTTCATCTCGTCATCATTAATAATGTTCTCCTCATAGTCAGGGAACATTTTCTTCATAAACGAAATCTTCATATCAGGGTCAAGAGGATTCTTTTTAGGATCCTGAGTTCTTGAAGGATAAATCTTCAAATCTCCACCTACAGAAATCCTATCTGCAGACTTAAGAAGTTTTTCGTGTCCTACTGTTGGTGGATTAAAACGACCAAATACAACAGTCAGAGTATCACTGATTTCTCCACCACCTTCTTCATCTGCTGCAGGTGTTTTCTTCTGTGCCGTAGTTGGTTGTGGTTTTGCAGTTGCTTTTTTTGGTGCTGGTTTTGCCTTTTCTGCGGGTTCTTTTGGTTGGTCCTTTTCTCCAACCTTTTGTCCCTTATCATAAAACTTGAGTTTTCCACCTTCAGTTTTCGCAACAAACTCTCCACGGGAATCATACCATCCGCCGTGACCATCACTCTTGAGGTTTAACTTCCTCGCCTGCATAGATGCCTGCGATTCCTTTGCCTCAGTTAGAAATTGGAAAAAACTCTTCATATTGTTTTATAGTATACTTATATTTATTCTAATTTAATATACGGAGCAGAATAAGTTGCTTGAGAACTTGCGTACAAATAAAAATCTTTTACGACTTCATGTTTAACATCATTCTTTGCTTTTTCCATCGTTGTCAAAAGTTTCATTACAAGATACTTTGAATAACGATATTTATTTGATTTCATTTGTATTGTAGAAACAGTTTCATCTAATTGGTTTTGCTTTACAAGTCCATACTGCACCATCATCTTAGCAATATCTTTAGCATGAGAATCTGAATTTTGCTCTGCTAATCTTGCAGACACATTAGATTCTGGCAGTTGATTCAATCCATGTCTTTTCAAGATGAAGTTAATTGGACCAAGAGAAATTTTTCCTTGGTTTGCCGATGCACCTTTTATTTCTCCCTGCCATCCAGTCAAAGAAGTTTCTCCACCAAAACTTCTAAATTGAATTTTTTCGGTATTTGCTGTTCCCCATTGAATGTAACCATCCATTGCATCCATATTTGTAGTAGTTCCTCTAAACTCAGCGGTTACTATTTTTTTATCTGTAGGAAAATTTTTCTTAGAAATTTTAGCAGATCCTGTAATTTTCTTCAGTGATACACCAATGAGTTGATTATTCTGGATGTACTCAAACATCTTCTCATTGAGACCCTTTAAAGTTTTTTCAGATTGTAATTCGGAAACATTAAATCCATCACCAACCATGTAAATGTCGGCAGGACTCCACTTATTCAAGTTACCAAAAGCACCTTCGGTTCTATTGATTGTAGTAAAAGTTTTTTCAATAGCATCAACTGTTTTAGAACCCCTATGAAAAGTAAATTTACCCTTTCCTTTATATTTTCTAAACAGTGCGTTTGCACCAGCAATCGATGAATTAATCCAGTCATCGGGTAGATTGTTAATCATACTTTCAAACTTTTCATCAGTGTCTGTTGTAGAAAGTGCTTTTTGAAAGTTTTCCTTTGTCACATCAGCATTTGTTATTTCTCTTTTGAGAACATTAAATGCTAAAGCAGCATAAAGTGCTTGTGAAGATTCTGCAAGTTTAGTAAGTGCTGCTCCTGCTCCAGATCCTCCTCCCGCACCTTTTTTGTATATTAGTTTAATAATAGAATTTGATAATGAAATCTTAGTGACTGGAAAGGATGATTCACTTTTGTCAACTTCATTTACATATTTAATTCTTTTCTTCTTTAGTTCTTGAGATATTTTATCCTGAACCTCTGCTCTCTGAGAAGCGACCACACGAATCTTATCAACCTTTGCACCAGCTTTAACAACTTTAGTTTCGTATCCTTTAAGTACAGAGTTTACTGCTAATAGCACCTCAGAATCCGACATTATGGATAATTTACTGTTCTTTTTATATTTAGAAGTGGAGATAAGGAGACTCGAACTCCTGACATCTTGAATGCAAATCAAGTGCTCTACCAACTGAGCTATATCCCCAAGAAACCCCGAAGGGTAATTTATTTATTAAGCACCAATAACGGCACCAATACTATCATCAAGTTGTTGAATGGTTGAACGAATATCAACAATACGAGGAGGAATACTTACCTCATCATAGGTGTATCCTTTTTGAGCATCAAACAGGACTTGACGAACTGCAGCTGCTGCACGAGCATCAAGTTTAATTGTTACTTGTTTTTCTTTAGTCACAGGTCTCCCTCCAGTTTAGCAATTTGTTCTTCAAGTTGACGCATAACACCTTCTGGAGTATAGGCACCAGTTGCTTCTTTGCGGCGTTGCATTTCTTCCACAATCTTTTGAGTGATAGAAGCATGTCGTCGGATTTCTCCACCCATAGACATTTGGTTTTTGGTTTGACTCATACAAAACTGAAGTTGCATAAGTTCCATATCATCAAATTGGATCACAGGTCTCCCTCCACACGGTTTTCAGATCGTTCGATACTAAATGCACCTTCAGGATAACGAGCACTCAGTTTCTCAAAGTTCATTTGAATTACTTCTTCGATAGAAATATCAAGTCCAATGCAGGCTTGAGAAACATACCACATAATATCACCAAGTTCTCGTTTCAGGTGAAAGAGATTTTCTTCAGTCACTGGTTTGCCTTGAAAGACAATCTTCTTGACAATCTCGGTAAACTCACCTGCCTCAGCAGACATTCCTACAGCAGCAGTAAGCAGTCGCTCGGTAGGAAATTTATTCTCATGAAGTTCCATGAGACGATCGATGAACGGGGTGTGTTCTTTACTCGGTTGAGAGGTAGTCGTGTTAACGAACTCGACATACTTGTTAAGATCAATAGTCATACAATAAAAGGTTCTAATTCAGATTGAGGTAAAATTTGCTGTGCTGGAAGTTGAAAATCATCATCCAACCTTACATGAGGAACATTAACTGTCTCGGGATTTAGATGTTTAGCCTGACGATAGGTTCTGGTGGAATCCATTTCAACAAGCATAATAGCATCTTGGATACTTGCACAATCGGCAATTTTTTTACCATTCTTGTCAAATACCGAATAGTAGGTCAAAACTTAAATCCCTCAAATGATTTCTTTGGTTTTCTTTCCTCAAAATCATACTCCTCTTCTTGTTTATTGTCAAGGATATCATTCTGAGCAGACTGTTCGCAGTCATAAAGACGCATCTTAGCTCTATCAATACCAATCACAAATCTCTTATGAATGGTTGGATCATTATAACGATTCTTCAGTTGTTTTACAAGTATTTGTCCCAAGTCCTCCAACTCTTCAGTACTAATAAGGGCAAACATAAGATCAGCAGTAGCAGGCAAACCAAAGGACTCACTAGTATCAGTGAGTTCAACATCACTGCTACCATAACCAGAACGAGTGGTCTGCGTGGCAGAAACGATAGGGACGTTTGCTTCAACAGCCAA